TGTGCATCTCGCGCTTGTGCAGCGCGCGTTCGTTGCGGATCCATGCGGTTTTGATTTTCAAACGAGGCATATCCAGCTCCTGTAAATTCAAATGAGACCCATCCGTACCCTATGCCACGGTGGCAGTCAAGAGGGCCGAAGCCCTCTCTCTTAGATTGCCTTCGGGCGGGTGATGATGGTTTGCTTCACGCCGTCGCGCATCTCGTGGGCCTTCACTGTGGCTTTGATCGACACGCGGTCGCCCTTGCTGCCAATCGAGACGCCCTTCTGTACAATTAGGTCGCCTTCAGCATTCTTGATGCCCGTGACATATGTGAACCCGAATTTGCCTTCAAACCGAACCACGAAAACAATCGTGCCCGTGATATCGATGCGTTCGCCGATGGTGCCAACATGGCGAGAAGCCTCATCGATCCGCTGGCGGGCCAGCTCGCGCTCTGCGGCATCCCATGCAGAATCTTCTTGAGCTTCTGACAGGCGGCCAAACATCCAGCCCTTTGACATGATAGAGGCAAGGAAATCAGATGGGCGCTTGATCTGCTCGACCAGCGCGATGAGGTCGGCATGCGCTTCGGCAAAGGCGGCCTTCTTGGCGGCCTGTTCTGCTTCCCTCTTCGCCTCGCGGGCCTTGCGGGCTGCATCGGCCTTAGCCGTGCGCTTTGCATACTGCTCACGGGTGTAGACGGTCTCAGCGACCATGCGCTTGCCGCCATCGCCGCCGCACTTGTAGCAAGTGAAGCCGGTGTGCTTCCACGCTTCAGAACCGCCAAGGCCGTTGCAACGGTAGCAATGCTTCGCGACCATGCGATAGGCCGAGCGGGGAGCCATATAGACCGGATCAAGAACTTCCGCGCCGTAATGCGTCACGAAGGGAGCTTCGGCGATCAAAGGGGCGTGGAAAAACTGGGGGGTGGTGTCGAAGCGAGCGAGGAACGCTGACTGGTCGGGATGAACGATGCGGATCATGGGAACCTCCTGTAAATTTGATGACCTATGTATACCCTATGCCACCGTGGCACACAAGCGGTTTTTTGGATAAAAAAAGGGGGCCGAAGCCCCCCCCAGTTTTTAATCTTCAAGCGTAACGAGCGCAGCGACCACGGGCGATAATTTTATACCGCTCAGTCATTTCCCACATAGAATTGCGGGCTTCATCGTAGGTGCGGAAAGTGCGGTCATCGTAGATGCCAGTCACTTTGTTGAAGAGCAGCCAAGTACGGTCGGCTTGCTGTTCGATAGCGATGTAGAGGTTTTCGTAGGTTTTGAGTTTCATTGTAATCTCCTGTTAAATAGTACCCATCCATACCCTGTGCCACGACGGCAGTCAACAGCCCATAACTCATTATGGGTCAGCTCTGTGTTGATTTAAGGCCCGAACAGGTCCAGTATTACGGGGTCAAATGGAGGGTGTTATGGCTGAGTGGGCAGTGTTTTGGGGCGGGCTGGTGATCTTCGGTCTGATCCCCGGCGCGTTTATCGGGTGGGCCTATTATGTGGGCCGGGACATCAAAGCGTCCGATGAGATGGAACATATCGGCAGCCAAGATGTCGATAATTATCTAAAACGCTATAAAGATCAGTGAGTTGTGGTATAATGGGTGCTGACCAAGGTACTGTCGAGGCCCTCCTCCCGAGGCATCCAGTCGCTCAATCCTTGGCAGCCCCGAGCATGCGTGAAGCGGGGCACAAGGGGAGCAGGATATGAAATCGGACCATCAGCAACACAAGCGCCATGCCGAGGTTATCGACCTTTACCAGCGTGGCTTCAGCAAGAGCTTGATCGCGGACTACCTCAACATCTCTGAAAGCACGGTCTACTGGCACATCAAGCGGGAGAAGGCTCGGTTAGCCCAGTCTTTCGCTGCCGCCATCGATGATGCTGTGCCGAAGGGGGAGATTGTACAATGACCGGCATCGAGATCCAGCCAGCCTTGGCGGCCTATCATCTGATCGTGCCCATTCTGCTATTCGCTATTCTGTACGTTCTCGTAACAAGGTGAGGTTTGACATGAGTAAGGCAGAAATCATCGCCCGCGTGGCAGAGGCATATTGGGATGCAATGGGTGCCGTGGAAGAGGTCATGACAGACCCGAGCCCTATGCCGTTCCATCAACGGACTATTGAGGTCCATAAGGCTATTCTTAATGCTCGCAGCAAAGCTATTGGTAAGCTGCTCGTAGAGATTGAGGACAAGCCCACACATAAGGCTGAGCCAATCCCCGATGGTGAGGCCATCATCAAGCCCCGCCCTAAGATCACGATTGAAGAACCGCCCGTAAAGCGCAGAGGCCGCCCTCGGAAGATCGACATCATGCTGAGAGAGCTGAACAAGCAGATCGAAGAGGGCAAAAGGCGCATCGCCTCGCTGAACGCAAACCCGTCAGACCCGAAAGCGTACATGACCGAAGAGTATCGGAAATTCCTCTATGACCGGTCATTGCAAGGCATGGCTGAAAGAATGGCCAAAGCGGGCAAGCAGAAGGGCCACAAGAAGTGACCAAACGCAAAGAAGGAGCTGTCAAAGGCAGACCTATCAAATAAGATAGCCGACAAGGTCGCTGATGGGCTTCCATTAGTGCAGGCATTAAGAGAGCTGGGTATATCTTCAACAAGACGGTTCTTTGAGATCATGCATGAGAAGCCGCATTTTCGCGCGGTTATCGCCCACGCGCGTGAGGCACAGGTCGAGAGCCTCGTGAACTTGATGTGGGAAGAAGTGCTCAAAGCGGACGATGACAAGATCCGGACGGCCCAGCTGCGCGTTGGAACAATCCAGTGGCTGCTCACACGCTACGCGCCAAAGCAGTTCTCTGAGCGGGTACTGGCCGAGATGGCAAAGCAGCCCGAGCCGATAAGGGAAGAGCCGACGAAGGTCGATTATGACTATCTCACGGTCGAGGAGCGTGAGACGATGATGAATCTGATGCAGATCGCTGAGCAACGTAAGAGCGGCCAGCTGATCGAGGGCGCGGTTGAAGGAACGGAAGAGACCGAAGAGGTCTATGAGATCATCGAAGGGGAGATAGAAGATGAGCCAACAGAGCAAAATTCCGGAAACGATCAATCTGATCGTCCTGCAAGCTGACAAGAACGGCCAGCTGACTGCGCTGAACCATCCCGTGCTGCGCCAGTTCTCAAGCGAGTACATGATGATCGTGGCGCGGGCGATGAAAGAGCTTGCCAAGGGTCTGAAGACCGAGGCGCAGGCTAAGGCGCTGCAAGAGGCTTCAGCGGCTGCTGCTGTGCTCAAATGACCGTGACCCAGCTTAACCCGCCATTGCCGCTCACGACGCCGAGAGGGGCCGCGCTGGCGCACATGCTGATCGACTATGGGCCGGAGCACGACCTCATATGGGTCTGCTTCCAAGACGATACCGGCGAGTGCTGGAGCTGGGCGAACCCGGAGATCCGGGCGCAGAAGAACATCACGATGGGCCGCACGCTGAGACCGAAGGGAGCCACAGCATGGGCGTGGTGAACGACAAAGTGATTCGCTCGGGCTGGCACTGGCAGTTCGGCTGGCTGCGTCGGCGCGATCTCGATGATGATAACGGGTACTGCTATGAAGAGCCCGATGGCGATCTGCTGTACTTCCGGGACTGCGAGAACAAGAACATGGTCTATCTCGATCAGAAACTGGATTCCCGCACTGGCAGCCCCTATCTGTGTCTGAGCCACGACGAGCCATCGCAAGCAGCTGTGCGTAACCTCGTAAAGCTATTTATGAAGATGAAGGTGCCAAAGAGAGCGAAAAACCGATGACGAGCGAAGCCGATGCCTTCCTGCGCAAGCGCCAACTAACCGGCAACGACAAGGACAAGCTCGCTCGCATTGTCTGCGAGGATAAGCTGTCGAAGTTTATCGAGGGCGCATGGAAGTACATGGACCCGAGCCCGTTCACGATGGGCTGGCCTATCGAGGCGGTGGCTGACCATCTTGAGGCGGTGACGAAGGGCCACATCAAGCGGCTGATCATCAACATTCCGCCCCGCATGGGTAAGTCATCGATCACATCGGTGGCCTTCCCTGCATGGACATGGGCGCAGAGGCGCATCTCGCCGACGAGCGGTGCGGGCGTGCGGTTTCTGTTCGCGTCGTATGCCCACAACCTCGCGCTTCGTGATTCGAACAACACCCGCCGGTTGATCCGCTCCAGCTGGTATCAGCGGAATTATGGCGACCGGTTCAAGCTGCTGCCGGATCAGAACAGCAAGACCCGCTTCGACAATGACAAGGGCGGATCTCGATTGGCCACATCGGTCGGCTCGGCGCTGACGGGTGAAGGCGGCAACATCATCGTGGTCGATGACCCGAACAATGCGAAGGAAGCATTCTCAGACGCCGTGATCCAAGGCACCATCGATTGGTGGGATCAAGCGCTTAGCACGCGTCTGAACGACATGAAGAACGGCGCGCTTGTGGTGATCCAGCAGAGGCTGAGCGAGAGCGACATCACGGGGCATGTGCTGTCAAAAGATCACGGGGACTGGACGCATCTGTGCCTGCCGATGCGGTACGAGTGGCGGCGGCACTGCAGCACATGGGTGGGGTTCGATGAAAAGGGCAAGGACAAGTGGTTCGATGATCCCCGTGGCTGCGATGACGCGAAGGTACCGCTGGTCGAAGTGGATGAGGATGGCGCTCGGGTTGCCGTTGACGCCGAAGCGGAAGAGTTCTTGGAGAACGAGCGGGAAGGTACACTCTTATGGCCCGAACGGTTCGGTGAGCGTGAGGTCCGCCAACTTGAGAGAGACATGGGCATGTGGACGGCAGCGGGTCAGCTGCAACAGCGTCCCGAGCCAAAGGGCGGCGGCGTCATCAAGCGTGAGTGGTGGCAGCCATGGGAAGGCGCGAACTACCCCGAGATGGATATGGTCATCGCCTGTCTCGACACGGCTTATACGGAGAAAACGAGCAACGACTTCTCGGCCCTAACCATATGGGGCGTGTTCAGTGGGCAGGCCGCGAGGCAAGCGGAGAACTACATCAAGCGCGAGGGACGTGGCGAGTACAAGCTTCAGAGCAACGTCGAGGCCGAGGACAAGTTCGACAGCGCGCTGGCTGTGAAGTTCAAGCTGAACATGGCGAATCAGTACGAGGCGTTCCCTCGGTTGTTCTTAGCGTATGCGTGGCAGGCGAGGCTTGAGCTGCATGATCTCGTGCAGAGGGTTGCCAGCTCTTGCCGCCAGTTCAAGGTCGATAGGCTGCTGATCGAGAATAAGGCGGCGGGCTACAGCGTGAGCCAAGAGCTACGGCGTCTGTATGGGCATGAGGACTGGGCGGTGCAGCTGGTGGATCCGAAGGGGCAGGACAAGCTGGCTCGGCTCTATTCGATCTCGCACTTGTTTGAGGAAGGGCTGGTGCATGCCCCGAACATGAAGTGGGCGGAAGAGGTGATCACGCAAGTGAGCCAGTTCCCGAAGGGCAAGCACGATGACCTTGTCGATACGGTGAGCATGGGCGTGAAGTATCTGCGCGATACCGGAATATTGGTGCGGCAACCGGAATGGGCGGCTGACCTCGATGAGAGCAGAAAGCATCTCGGAAAGGCACCGGCCCCGCTTTACCCCGTGTGAGTTTATGGGTATACTTGTGACCTCTTAAATGGAGGTTATCATGGATATCAATAAGCAAGTGTTTATGCAGGCCGCGATTGTGATCGATCAGATCACGCGGGAATATTTAGACTTCATCGCAACGAAGCGTCAGTTCGTGGCTGAGCGCCTCATCAACGCATCGGCGATTGATGACGATACCTATGAAGCGATCAGCTCGGCGGTGGATCGCACGCTGTCGATCATGCGGCACGTCGAGGAGATGGGCACGGGTGATTCGACCGGCCATAAGGTGCGGCAGAAGCGCCTCGCCGAAGTGCGGTCGATCATGCACATCGCTCGGTCTCATCCCCAGTCTGCGCTGAAGCGGCTGGAAGGTCTGCCGAAGAAGAAACTGGTCAATGCTTAAAAAGAAGGGAAACAGAATGATTGATTT